TCGTAAATCGCATCCCCCACGACCACCCGGCTGACACCGAACAGCACCGCGACCATATCGAGTGACAGCGAATCACGCCCAGTGAATTTAATGCGGTCGACCATCTTGGGATGGTTACGCAACTTCGACCACACTGCCGGCCCCATCGCCACCAGATTCGGCCGCTTGCCAATCTTGGCGCGGACCGCTTCCTTAGCTGCCTCAACATCAGCGACCGGATCGGAGACACCACTGTAATCGCTCCATTGGCTCGTGCCGGCCAGCGTCACCTTGCTACCGGCCGCGTAATTGCCCGCTGTCGTGGCCAGATCGGCTTGCGCCTTTTCCAGCCGCAGGCCGATGATGTTCTGCACCTTAATCACCGCACCGCGCCCGAGGTCGATACCCGGCACCGTCATCGCTTCCTGTTGGAACTCGAACGGCACCAAGCCTTCTAGCGAATGCTGCTCCAGGGCATACGGGCTGCCCGCATAACCAAACTGAATTCGTTTGGTATTAGCCCCCGGCGCGCGCGCCGTGTTGTACAGCGCAAAATCTTCCTTGCCAAATGTAATGATCTTTCCACCGCGCTGGCCGACCGGCACATACGGAAACAAGTTCATGCCGATGAATTCATTGTTTTTGTAGCCTTGAGCGACCGTCGACAAGATCGGATCAACGACGCGGGCGCCGGAGGCGTTCATGGTGATGCCGCCGAAGCCCATGAGCAAGGTCGTACTGGCATCGGCATGCACGAAACCGAAATGCCAGGCGATAAGGGTAGCCAGGGCAACAAATGCCATGACCACAGAGGGGTGAGAGAGACGAGAGAGACGACGCATGATTTGAGGCTCCTGGTGATAAAAGGGGTGCCGCTTACGCGACGTTGGGGATCAGCAGTACTTCGATCAGATCGCCGGCGGCGGTGGCGGCCTGCAGGGCCAGGCCCACCTTGGCGCCCGAAGCCGCCCAGGTGATGGCCTTGCCGCTGGCATCTGCCTTGACGGTCGCGCCGGCTGTGATCGCCGCACCCGCTTCGATAATGGTGGTCCCCAGCACGTCGACCGCAATTTTTTCACCGGCCGCGCCGGCGGCATAGCGGGCAGCCCCCAGCGTGTTGGCATCGGCCCCCGCCTGGGCCCCACCGGGCGTTACAAAACGATACGCCGCAATCACACCCGCAGCGGCAACAGTCAAGGAAAGTAGAGCAGTGTTTTGGGCACTCATGAGAGGCTCCTTAGGATCAGGTCAAATAAATAAGTCATCAAGACAGGGCCTTGACGGCGGCAAAATAATCGGTGCCCGGATGCGCTGCCTGGTGCGCCAAAGCGAACTGGTGCAAGTCAAGCCGCTCAGCATCAACCCCGTGTCCGGCGGGCGCGGAAAACTCAACCGGTTTGGCCGCCCCCTCTGGCCTAGCCACCTCGGCAAACTCAACGCGCTTGGGCAGCGCCTTCAGAAAGCACTCCAGACGCGCAAGCGGCGCATCGGTTGCCGCGCTGGCACCCTCGCCAAACTCGACCGGCAGCGCCTGGGCGGCTAAGACCAGCAGCCCGACAACCGTTTCTTTCTCTGCCGGCAACACCTGGCCTTTACCGACCAGGCTTTCACAGAATTGAACCGCATTCGTCTTGATGGCAGCGGCCCCAGCGGCCTTATCGCGTGCCAGGGCGTCAGCCAGTTGTTGCTTGAGCTGGGTATTCTCAGCTTCCAGCAGCGCTTTTTGTTCAGGGGTCACAGCAGGCTCCTCTTCGGGGGTTAGTGCCTCGGCAAACGCCGGGGCGGGAAAAATTTCAGGTTCGTTATCGCGGGCCGCTTCCTCGGTCAGCGCATCAATGTCGTCGCCCCCCAGTACCCTGTCGGCCGTTTCCTGGCCGTGCTGAGCGATGAACCACTCACGCAAGCGGCGAAACAGGCGGGCAATCGTGCGGTCTTCCCATTGGCTGAATTCGACCTCGACCAGGTTGTCGCCCTGAGCCAGCTCAACGGCCCGCAGCCCCTTGATGGCCGGCGGCGTCGCCCCCAGAAAACCCAGGTGCTGCGGATACCAAACCCCCGGCTTAGGATTAAGCGGGTCCGTCGGGCGATACCACTTCAGCGAACGCTTTTTGAAAGCACCGGTGCTGACCATCTCGGCAAATTCTGGATTGAGATCATGGGGGACGATATAAAGATCATTGCCCTGTGCGCGCAGCCCCTTAGTCCAGCCATAAGCCGGGCCATCGTTTTTGGGGTGGCCAATCACCAACGGGGCCTCATGCAAGACCGGGTCATAGGCAGCGGCACTCGCCGCCAGATCAGCCGGCGTAAATTCGATCTGTTCGCCGGCCGCCGTGAGATGTGTCCCGGCGCGGAAAACATGGATAAGGGGTTCGGTCGCTTGGTTCATGCGACGCATCTTGCGCGCGGGCGAATCGGCAAATAGCCATGAAGCGCTTCATGCAAACCCGCCCAAAAACCGCGTTACCACCGCGTTACTAGCGTTTTTCTCGGGGTCGCCGGTAGGTTCGCCTACCCCTACCCAAAAAAAACGCCGTGGCGCGCGTTACGGTTTTACCAAATCAGCCAGGTATTGATTCACCGTGCGCAGAATCTTTCCCTCATCCTGCGTGGTCAGATTCAGGAAGGGCCGCGCCGGGATTTTTGAGCCAGGGTGATTGACCTTTTTGACCACCCGGCCGCCGAAGGCCAAGGCCTTTTTATAACGCGGGCGAATCACATGGGCCTTGGTCTGCCCACCAAACTGGTGGATGGCGGCGTATTTGACGTTGGTGCCAACGACGGCGCTGGTCGCATCAAAGCGCGGAAGGATGCTGTTCTTGAGGTGGCCGCTGGCAATCAGTATATTGCCGCCTTCGCGCTTTTCGTTGACTGGCTGTTTAAGGCCGGCCCAGGCCGGGCGTCCGCCCTGGGCGAAGTTCTCTTCAACCGCATCGTGCATGATGCCGGCAATGGCCTGCATGACTGGCGACATCTGCGCCATACCCTTGGCCAAACGCGCCAAGGCCGGGGTGATGGTGTCGTTTTCGATCTTGATTTTGATCATGTCTGGCCTATAATTAGATCATCTGATTACCGCCGTACAGGCTACCGGAAGTGGCGTCCAAAGGAGCGGTACAGAGCCCAGCAACGATCCGGCGTTGTTGGGTTTTACTTTTGGTACAACAGAAAACCATCACGCTGTTTTTCGATATAGCGGCGGCGCGCCTCGGCGTTCCGACTCGCATTGGCCATCAGGGCGCTTGATCCGGTCCAGCCGTCTTTCCCTAGCTCAAAGATTGAAACCCCGTGCTGTAGGCCGCTATCGCCAGCGATTTCAAAGCTGCGAATGTAGCGGCGCTTGAGCAGCCATGCGCCAGGTCGATCCCGTGATTCTTCCCAGCGCAGCCAAATTTCGTCAGGCGCTTTGACGGCATCGGCTAGCAACCCCATGAACGGGCCACGGCCATCCTTATCGGCCTTCCAGTTGCCGGCGCTATCCTGGAACAATGCCTCATCAATGGCTAGCGAAGCGCCGGCCACGTCCTTGAACACCACGCCATGCCCAACATCTGCACCAAACTTGTTCAGAAAGGCACGGGCATAATCCACCGGCGGCAAGCCAGGCGCGAACATGGCAGAGGTAGGAACAGCGAGAGGTTTTGCCAAATCGGGCAACGCCACGCCCGGCGCAAAGGTACGCGGCAGCGAATCCAGCGGCGGCGGGGTAAAGGGTTTGAGGCCAGCGGCCCCAGTGTTGAAATTGAAGCCGGGGTCGGGCGCGAAGAACTTGCCCGGCGCGTATTCAAAGCGCGTCACAGTCGCCTTGGGCGCGTCCGGCTTGCGGCTGGTCGGCACCTCAACGTCTGATAGCTTGCCGGCGCTGCTCGACAGCGCAATGCCGCGCGTCGTCAGGTCTTCGCCATCGAGTGCGCGCACGGCACAGCGGCAGCGAAAACCGTTGGGCGGGTAGCTAGTGGTCCAGATCGCATCATCGTAACGGAAGGTGCGGCCATTGAGCGCGGCATGCGCTGGGCGGGTGCGGCGGTCCATCACCGCGACATACATCCAGTACGGGCGATTGGCGGCGTTAGCCAGAAAGGCTTGATAACGCCCGGCGCTGTAGGCGCTCTGCATGTTGGTATCGAAAATGGTTTCCAACCGGCGCGGTGTCAACCCTTTGCCGTGCATCTCACCCGTGGCCTTATCGGTCTGCGCATCCTTGCCCCACCAGCCTTTTTTCTTGAGCTGCTCTTCCATGGCGATCAGGTACTCGCGCCGCGTACTGCCGGTCTTCAGGGCGTCGGCCAGCCCGCCCTTGAGGTCAGCCAGCACATCAGCCTTCATCACACCGGCAGCGGTAAAGGCTTTGGCGTGCACTTCCTGCCAGACATCTTGCCACTTCCAGCCGATGGCGTAGCCCTTGGCTTCAAAATAGGCAATGGCTTCCGCCGGTGGCAAGCCAATAGCGTAGGCGAGATCAGGCGTCGGCACTGAGGCGGCCCCAGACATCGCTGACAAAGAGGGCCTGTGCGAGCAGCAGGGCCAGCGCGCTTTCATCAAGATCAGGGAAGCTAGCAAGCACCGCGTCACCCGCCTCGTCGGGCGTAGCGCCATCGCGCAAAGCAGCCAGCGCGGGCGCGATCATCGCCCGCATAGCCGCATCAATCGCACCGGCCGGCAGATTGCCCAAGGCACCATTCAAGGCCTGCTGGCCAGGATCGACAGGGAGAGATGCCCCCTCAGCAAACTCAGCCGGCGGCGGGGCGGCGGCGAGCCCCAGCGGGTCCTTCGGGGCGGCCATTTCCCACTGGCCCCCATAGGTTTCCCGCACATAATCGAGTGAGGGCTTGAAGCCCATGTCGAATAAAATCTTGTCCCGCTCGGCGCGTAGCTTGAGATCCTCATCCTGCTTTACCTCGCGCCGAACAGCCGGCGGGTTAGCCCCCGGCATATTGAGCGCCACATCCCAGGCAATCAGCGTCGCGCCGAGCGTACCGGTCAGCAGGTCGGCATCGGCCTGCACCAGCTCCAGGCGCATTTCGTTGCGCAGTAGCGCCGCGCTGGCCAGCTCGCCACCGCTGCCCTTGTGACCGCCCTCCCCGAGAATAGCCGCGCCGATCTGCTCATCCATGTAGCGCACCAGGTGCTCATGCGTAGCATTCCCGCCGCGCTTGGCCTCCAGCAGCTCGACCGCCGCACCTTCCGGCAGCGCGACGCCAGCATCGTGCGCAATACGCCGCAGCGCATCTTCAAGCTGATTGATATCGACGCCGGCCTGGTATTTGCCAATTGCTGTGGGCGCGCCGAATTTATCAAGGAACTGCAGCCAGAACGAAAGCCCCTGGCGCTTGAAATATACGGGCCACCAAAGTTTTTGCCCGATACCCAGCCCATGCGGATTGCCATCCTTCGCCCCAAAGCGATGCACAACAAATTTCTTGTCCGGCACCGGCTCGCCATACAGCGGCGAAGCAACTGTCAGCAGGCGCAGCGCGCCCTGATCATCAAAACTAAAGCGGCGACCGTCGCGTGGGCGAATCTCGCCAGGGCGCAGTTCATTCCCGTCGACCTGCCACATGATTTCGCCCGCGCTGCGCCCCTTGAGAACGGCATCGAGCAGGTGATAGCAGGCCGTGTCAAAATCCAGCGCATTCAAATGCGCCCGCACCATATCAGCGGCTTTCTTGTCTACGCGAGCACTGGAGGCCGGCTCGACGATCCACGGGCGGCCAATCACCGCCATCTTGCGCTTGTGCAGACAGGCGTAGACCCACGGGTCGCGTTCCAGGTCATCGTAAATCGCCAGGCCCTTACTGCTACCCTTCAGTGCCAGGATATCGTCAGAGGGCCGCATGAGGCCGCCAAAGGCCGGATACGTGATGTCCTTAGCGACGGTGGCAATTTCCTGCGTGAGTTCTTTAGTCGTCATGTATTACTACCCCATAAAGCCGGCGAGCCCGCCAGCCGAGGACGCCCTGGGCAGGTGGCGAAAATCAGAAACAGAGAAGTACCCGGTGCTGGCTGCAACCCACAACATATGCAGGGCATCCGGACCATCGTCATGGTCCGCCTTGGGAAAGTGGCGTAATTGATCAATCAGCGTCGTCTGGCTGGCATGCAGGCGAATGAGACCATTGGCCATGTGCGGCTGCAGCGATTCGATCCGCAACAGCTTGTCGGTTGAGGGCTGTACCGCCCGCGCCGGCACGGGCACGCCGCGCGCCATGCCCCGCTTAATCAACTCGGTGCGCAAAAACTCCTGGAACTGCACGGATTCAACGCTCCAGAGCACACAACGGTATTGCACCTGCAGGCTGATCACATCTTCAATGATGCGATCCGGCAGGCGCTTTTTAATCAGCGCCTCGACCACATCGAGGATGCCGGTTTGCCGGTTAAAACCACCCACCAGCAAAGCGGACGGGTCACGGCTCGCCCCGGCCTTGCCGAGCGACGGATCACAGGCGCCGTAAAACACCCACTCGCTGAGGCGATTCACCCAGAAATTGAGCACCTTGGCGAACGGCGCGTTATCGCCGGCCACCGGGTCATTCTGGTATTCACTATCAAACGTATCGTGACCGTCACGGGCGCGTATTTTCATCAGCGCCAACAAGGGGCGCGCCAGCCAGCTGACCACGCTCCCGGCTTCCATTTCAGCCGCATGCGCCTCGTAATAGGCGTCGGCTACCGCTTCGCCGTCGTTACGCAGTAACTCTTCCCAACGATCCCATAGCGTCAAGTTGTCTGGCCATTGCAGTAAGGCCTTGAACTTGGCCGAGCGCCACATTGGATTGCTCAGCGTGCGATTCAGCACCGAGTCGTAATGCAGAATGGTGCCGATATACACCACGTCAAATTTGG